CCGTTATGCGCGACATGACAGCCAACCACGGCTGGAAATGGCACAGCAAATAGCTGACAAACTGCAAATATCTTTAGAGAGCGTCCTCGGTACAGACATTGTCGAGCCAGTTACCACACCAGTTGTTGCGCCTTCAAATAATCAAATGCCAATATATGGTGCGGCGCAAGGTGGGCCGGGCTTTGATATCACAGACATTCAAACACCCGCAGATAGCGCTCCAGTTCCCCCTTACCTCGCGGGTGCGGCTAATCCCTACGGAGTTTATGTGGTAGGCGACAGTATGGAACCTCGCTTTTATGCCGGCGAAACCTTGATGGTTCACCCCGGCAAACCAGTGAGAAAAGGCGATTGGGTGGTGGTTCAATTTGAGGATGATGGGCTTTATGCTGTGGTCAAAAAATTTGATCATAGTAATGATAAAGATGTTCATCTTGAACAGCTTAATCCTCCCAAACCGATTCGATACGAGCGTGATTCTGTTCGTGCTGTCCATAAAATCGTGGGCGCTCAATTCCCTTAAATGTACTTTATGTACATTTTTTGTTTGACATAGACATATTACATCCTGTAATGACATATAGTCATAACAAAGATGGAGTGTGTTATGTTCAAGATTCTTGCAGAAGCCGGTGTTTTAACCGCTGGTTTAATTACAGCATATTTCTGTTTAGTCACAATTTGTGCTTTTTCTGATAGATGCTCGGCGGGGTGGTAAAAAATGACCCAGCCGAAATTACTTTCTGTAAGGGATGCATGCCGATATTTGTTTGGTGATTTTAACCGCACGCTACAAAACAGAATGTACGGGCTGCTTGATGCCAACCAAATCCCGCGAGTCAAAGACGGGAGAAAATATTATATACCTCGCCACAAATTAGATGAGCTAATGGAGCGAGGCAGTTGACGGAAGTCGATTATAACGCGCACGGTGTCCCAACCGTAAAACGTGGGCCTCAATATGATAACGTCAAGCGCCCTATCCATTATGCGCGTGACGGTATTCCAGAGGTTTATCCGTTTATAAAAGGCCGTGACCTTAACTATGCTGAAGGTAACATTGTAAAATACGTTTGTCGCTGGCGGGAAAAAGGTGGAGTTGTCGATCTCGAAAAAGCGCGTTGGTATCTTGAAAAACTTATAAAAGATGCAAATGATAAAAAATTATAACTACAAAAAAATTACTACTGTTGAGCGAAATAAATATAATTTCCACCTAGTTTTGCGATTAAAGGATTATTGGAAAGAAAGAGGGTATGACTTTAAAGGCTACACTTACAACGGTGAAATTCACACAAACATGTTAAATGGATTGCCGCCCAAAAATAAATAAAAAAAACCGGCTTATGCAGCCGGCTCAAGTTTCTTCATTATATCTTCAATTAAATCTTCTCGAACTTGTGCAAACATTGGAAACATTTCGTCATCAATGTTACGACTGAGTGCTTCAACCTCGACCAACAATTCTACTAATTGCTGTTCGCTGAGTGATGTTTTTATCTGCGTCATACAACAAGTATACATTACAAATAATTTTTTAAAACAACAATCGTGCGTCAAAAATGTAGGACATTTATGACGTATATTTTATGGTAGAATCTCATTTTTTATTGGCACCACCTTGTCAAAATCCATGTCAGAAACAGCAAATAATGACTGATCAATTATTGGATTCAATGCGATTTGCAGACTTTTAGGCATTATTTTTTGATGCAATTTGTGCCATTTGATTGTTTCAATTGCTAAGTTATTATACCGCAAACCCAGATTACTTTTTTTAACGAGATTTAAAAACGACCCCCAGAAATGCGGAACAAACACAAATTCGTACACTAAAATTGTAAGTACGGTTGGAGTGTATACGTTAAATCTCGTATCTTTTTTGTTGCTTTGTCGTATTATTGATTTTTTTCTAAGCAAACGTGCAATTTGCCGGTCAGCGCTTCTACCAGTTTTAAACATTGCATCTTCCAAATCAATCCGGGTTGTCGGTTGATTATTATAAAAATCAGCCATTAATTGATACATAATATTATAGCCCGGCGTTTGGTCAATAAAATCTGACATACTTTCAAACTCTCGAAGAGCGTTATTTTTTTTCAAATATGCTAATCTTGTTTCCGTAAAAAGTTTTAAATTCTCGCGCATCGGCTCGGCTTCCAACAGTTTATGTGTAACCGCAACTCCAAGCGGATCTTTTCCGTTTTGTAACTCAGATAATGGTTCATTTTTTGGCGTTGTGTACCAATCATGAATGCTTATAAATTCGTAATATTCACTCATCTTACTCTCCCCCACTTGCCGCTTGGGCAATTCTTTTACCAAGTTTGCGATCTTTTCTCGCTTCTGGCAACCAGTGGCCGTACTGCTTTTCCGTAAATGCAATCGAGTGATGGCCCATCAAGCGCGTGACAACAGCGTCCGTTTCTCGCAGTTTGAAAATTAACAGGCTGGCAAAAAAATGTCTTAGGTCATGCCACCTTATTCTTGCAGCTTCTGCGCGATCACACGCTTGGTGCAATCCTATTTTTCTCCACCGATCAGTTGAAGCATAGCCACCACTTTGATTTGGAAAAATTAAATTCAACCGTCGTTGTTCAATTGGCTGTGCTAATTTCCATTCGCGCAAGTCATCGACCAAGGCATCAATTTCTATTTGTCTGTTTGATCGATACGTTTTTGTATTGCCAACGCCTTCTTCTTTTTTATATGCTTTATTAACATTAACAAGGCACTCATCAAAATCTATGTCATTCCACGTCAGCACTTTTTGCTCACCAGCTCGAAGTCCAGTAAAAGCTGCAAACTTTATTGCAAGTTGAAATTCTTTATCAGCACACTTGATAATACGCCGCAAATCCTGTTCACCAATTCGATCAATCGGTTTTTGAGTCGCGGCTGGTTTGCGCGGCATTTTTACTATTGCGGGATTTACGACAAGCACATCAATTTCAACGAGCCACGCACAAAAATGTTTGAAGATATTAAATTTATTTACAGCAGTTTTGTGAGCGCCGTTTTCAAACAACTGGCGAACAATATCGCGTTTTATAACACCAGCACGCAAATCTCCAACGCGCATTGATTTTAATTTTTTACCATCGTAGTACAAATTTGATAATTTGAGCAGTGCAACTCTTTTGTTATCAACGTGTGCAATACCCATTTCCCCGCGTCGGGATCGCGCATCTTCATCATCGATGTATTGAATTATTGCTTCTTCAACGGTCGGTGTTTTGGTGGGGTCAGTCCAATCACCCCGTCTGGCTATTTCTGCTTTGACTCGTGCAACATGCGCACGCGCTTCTTTAACGGTTGCAAAATGTTTTACACCTTGATTGTCTGCCCGCAAGTCGGCAACGAAGCGTTTTTTTCTCTTATCATTCACCCTAATCGACATCTCTCTCTCCTCGTGTTTTGTTTATTATGTAACATTTTCTTACATAATGTACAATAAAAAAACGTCAGGTTCTCATGCTACTGGACGTTTTGAACACCAAAATGTTACCGAAATGCTACCGGGAGAGATTTTTGCCAAAAAAAAATGACCTAGCAAAAACACTAAGTCATTGTTTCTATTGAGTTATTTGTTGGTTGCGGGGGTAGGATTTGAACCTACGACCTTCAGGTTATGAGCCTATCGTGCTACCGAAAATAACCTCAATAAATTCAATGGGTTAGTGCTTAACCCGTTGCATCTCAATAGCTTTTGCATGCACATAACATGTTAGTTCATGTAATAAGATGTTGTCAAATGTAAACATTCAATGTTACCAAAATGCTACCGGGCGACTTGGAACCTGACGTCACACAGCACGCATTCGGGCTATCAGCCGATTGGCTCTGTTGGGGGTTTGTTTTTGCCACCGTGAATTATGCATCTCATCGGCGGCGCGGTCGTATTGAGGTGGGTAACTTTCAATGGCGGCAATCATTTTTTTAAAACGTGACAGCCGTGGACGACCAAGTTGAAAACACATATTTGCTAATATTAGTTGTACTTCTTCGGGTTGTTGCTCCCAAGTCAAAAAAATATCTTGGCAATCAGAGAGTGTGACTTGAATGTCGTTTTCAAATAGCTCATCAACGCGCTCGTCAGTAACCGCCGTGCCAAGAGGCAAATCATACTCTGGCTCACCTTCTCGACATAAGTGTCCAATGCCTACGGTTTTGTGGCCAAGACTGCAAGCATAGCTGTGTGTCACACGTCCTTCGTCTTGCTCAATCTCTTTTTGCAGTTGATCAATGTTCATTTTCTAAACGCCTTGACCACACCACCAACCAACGCCGGTACGCTGTTCTTTAAAACTGAGATGCCCCAAATGCCGCCAACCATTGATAAGACAATCTGAATGTACCATTCAGGCATAGCTTTAAGAGCGACATCGAAATAGGCTTGCACAGACACAGGATCAAAAGCCGCCCATATAAGAGGAGCAGTAAAAACAGCGAATGAGATACGCCTTAACCACTTGTCTTTATCTCTTAGATTCGCCATTTCCCATTCGTGATTGTTGCTGTTTTTATCTCTCAGCAAACGAGCCTTGTTTTCAACCTCGGCCTTTTTTAATTCTTGCTTTGATAAAACATAATCCTTTACGCCGTTTACAACTGGCTGAAGAACACCACTGAGCAATCCAAGCATCATTCGCCCTTCAATTCTTTAACTCTATGTTTAAGAATATCTATAGCTGTATAATAATTACCCATACCTTCTTGATCTTTTGCTGAATCTAATCGTCTTTGCAAAACGTCAATTTCTGTCTGAAGAATGTTTATTGTGGTTATATCCACACTATTCATTTTCTGGCTCCCATAGCTTGAAATCCAAAGAAGGCCGATATGATTCCAGCCCCAGAAATATAAAATAAATTGCTCAAGTCAGTCAGAACACTGATACGACTCTCGGGCAAAAGAAACATTACAACTGTAAAAATCAACATCGAAACAGCCGTTCCAATTGTTATTCGTTCTTGCGTTTTGTACTTTCTGTGAGCATCGTGCGCTTGCACGATAGAAAGCTCATGGTCACTTACCGTTCCATCTCCATCCACATCTAAATCATTGAATTGAGA